GGTGTCTGAATTAATCTCGCCAAAGCTGTCTGGCCCAAGGCTTGTGCCGTCAATCATCACCATCTCAGCTAAATAGCCGTCAAAATTCCGGTCAGTCGCAATGGTGTTAGCGCCTATGCGATGTAATACCGCTGTGTTAAAATCACTACCGGCATTCTGAGATGGGTAAGTGGCAGGAGACCAATCTGTTATAAGAACTCCGTTTACATAAACACGGGCTCGATCAGTACTAGTTGATTGGGTGTCGTCGTAGCGGGCTACAATGTGATACCATGCTCCCGGATCACGGTAAACGGCTGTTGAACGTAGGTTCGTTGAAACACCACCAGCCGTAAAAAATTGAATGGTATTATTGTAAAATCCAAGCGCACCAGACGCACCAGCAACACCTAGAAAACTATCTTGCTGGTTGACGCCGCCCATGTCACTGCCACGTTTTAACCATACTGAGATCGTAAATGTGTGGTCATTACCCGCACTACCGGGAGTACGTTGCATATAAGACGTATCATCATCATTGAAACGAGTAGATTGCTCAATCTCGTAAGTAGCACCAGCATTAGCCAGCCACTGTGATCCAAACATTGTCATTAGCCGAACGCCAACTGTGGTGCGCCGAGTTGAATACTGCCGGACGCTTTGACAAAGTAAGGAACTACGTCAACGGCGGCTGCTGCTGTGCTGAGCGTAATTCCGCCTGAAGCAGCCGTCTCGTAGTCTGTACCTAAACTGAGCGTTCTTGATCCCGTACCGTCTTGGATGAACACGAACACTCCGGCTTGGCCTACTGATTCGGTAGACGGGTTAGCCAAGGTCACGTTGCCCGTGAGGGTCAGCACAAAGTTTTGATGGGCAGAAAAGTCGATGGTAATGCTGCCAGTGTTAGACGTGTCGGTGTCTGTCTCTGCAAGAATGATCGTGCCGCCGTTTAGCTGCCCGGCAACCGTCACATTCGTAGTGCCTGTTGGAATCTCGATGACATCGGCGTCAGCGTCGTTCTTTATCGTGACATCGTTAGTGGATCCCTGCCCCGTAAGGATCAAACCTTCGGCAGCGGTGTAACCAATCGCGGCGTTATCGCCAGCCGCCGTGTCGCCGGCAGGTTCAACAGTTCCTGTAGCGGTGACGTTACCTGTCGCGGCCACACCTGCGCTGGCTGTGATAAGTCCTGTTACACCAAGCGTACCCGCTGCAGTGACGTTTACGGTTCCTGTCGGGATTTCAATTACATCGGCGTCAGCGTCGTTCTTGATGGTAACATCGTTCGTGCTACCTTGGCCGGTTAGGATTAACCCTTCTGCAGCAGTGTAACCAATTGCTGCTTTGTCGCTGGCTGCGGTGTCTCCTAAAGCGTTTAGGGTTCCGCTAGCCGTAATATCACCAGAAGCAGTTAAGGTAGCAATTTGCAAGTCGGATAGAGCATTTACAACCGCCGCGCCCGAACCTGCGCCATCCATATAGACGACAGCCGACTTTCCGTTAGCCACCGTAATGTTTGCGCCAGAACCCTGCGTCAGAATTACGGAATATGGTCCACTAGATCCTGAATCAGTCGTAGCATTTATGATAATGAAGAACGCAGCCGTTGTATTCGGGGCTACCGTGACCGTATTGTTTGCACCCAAGGCCCCTGTAAACTTAATTACTCGATACATACCATCTTGAAGATTTCCAGTACCGGAGCCTGGAGAAGCTTCTCGAACGGTAAGAGTGTGCGTAGTTCCGGAAAGAGATACCGCTGTATACGAGGCGATACGATCTAAGATATCTATGTTGTGATTAGTGGTATCTCCCCAAGCTCCGGACTGCTCTCCCGAACCTATTTTCTCAATACCAAAACTCGTAGTGTATGATGATGCCATAATTTTATTCCTATGCCGCTATTTCTACCCAGACCGGTGTTTGATTTGGTGCAACGGCTTGCCAGCTCGCACCTGCCCCCGGTGTGATGCCCTGCCAATCAGAGTCTTGGCCCGGAACGATGTTCTGCCATATCAATACATTAGCAGAAGAACCCGTAGCCGACAAACCACTTACTTTTACTATGTTATCAACAACAATTGATACCGAACCAACAGAGCCCGCTGCGGATAAACCTGTGACAGGTACATCCAAATTTAAATCTACTACAACCGAACCAACAGAGCCGGTAGCGGCGAGACCCGTGACAGATACATCCGAGGCGGCATCTACTACGACGGAGCCAACAGAGCCGGTAGCGGCGAGGCCCGTGATAGATACATCCGAGGCGGCATCTACTACGACGGAGCCAACAGAGCCGGTAGCGGCGAGGCCCGTGACAGATACATCCGAGGCGGCATCTACTACGACGGAGCCAACAGAGCCCGTTGCGGATAAACCCGTGACAGGTACATCCAAATTTAAATCTACTACAACCGAACCAACAGAGCCGGTAGCGGCGAGACCCGTGACAGATACATCCGAGGCGGCATCTACTACGACCGAACCAACAGAGCCCGTTGCAGATAAACCTGTGACAGGTACATCCAAATTTAAATCTACTACAACCGAACCAACAGAGCCGGTAGCGGCGAGACCCGTGACAGATACATCCGAGGCGGCATCTACTACGACGGAGCCAACAGAGCCGGTAGCGGCGAGGCCCGTGACAGATACATCCGAGGCGGCATCTACTACGACGGAGCCAACAGAGCCGGTAGCGGCGAGACCCGTAACAGATACATCTGAAGCTGCGTCTACTACGACGGAACCAACGGCTCCTGTAGCGGCTAACCCTGTTACAGATACATCTGAAGCTGCGTCTACTACGACGGAACCAACAGAGCCTGTAGCGGCGAGGCCCGTGACAGATACAAGCAAACCAGTTTTTATAATAACAGAGCCAACGGCTCCAGTAGCTGCGAGGCCCGTGACAGATACATCCGAGGCCGCGTCTACTACAACCGAACCAACAGAGCCTGTAGCTGCGAGGCCTGTGACAGATACATCCGAGGCCGCGTCTACTACAACCGAACCAACGGCTCCAGTAGCTGCGAGGCCCGTGACAGATACATCCGAGGCCGCGTCTACTACAACCGAACCAACGGCTCCAGTAGCTGCGAGGCCCGTGACAGATAATACTTGTTCTGTAGAGACAGAGACGGAGCCTACTGCTCCAGTAGCTGCGAGGCCCGATACCGGGATGTTTACCTCACCTGTAACCGTCACACTTCCAACGCCCGAAGACGCCGAAACCCCTGAAACAGCTACAGGTAGGACGGAACCCCAAGCACCCTCACCCCAGTCTCCACGGCTCCAACCGTTTACAGATAGGTTAGGTAAACTTGTGCTCCAAGCACCCTCACCCCAGTCTCCACGACCCCAGCCACCTAAAGAAGACATGAGGAGGGCATCTTAACTAAGCGATACGGATAATGGCGTTACTTGCATCCGCCGTAGGGAACTGAATCGTAAAGTCACCTGCGGTAGACGTTTTATCTGCACCAAACGCCAGTACAACAACTGCCGGATCACCAGAAGCCGTGTCATTGTAGATCAATGCACCGTTAGCTGTAACGGTTGCGTTACTAAACGTGAGGTCAGCAAAGTCAGCGAAAGCGGTTGTACCGCTGGTAGTGGGCGTGACATTCGTCAAAGCAGCTCCTCCCGCAGTGTAGTTCGTCCCGCTCGCTTCGTTAGTCGAACTGTACGCGGTGGTTGCGGCACTCATCGTTGCACTGCTCGTGTACAACGCGAGTTTAAAGCTGTTAGCGCCGTTGGTGAGATTGTGTGTAGCGGTCATCAATTCTTTCTTGAACGACGTGCACATTGCCTGGGTAATTGCCATTTTTAAACTCTCCTTACGAGTTCTGCTAGTTCCGGGTGCCCCGCATCGACTAGGGTGTTGTATATGGTCGTCCTATCACTATTTATAGCCTCTCTCATATAGTAACTCAACGTTTTTTCTAATTGGTCCTTGTATACAAGGGCTTGGTCTCTTATAGCGGGAGGTGCTCTATCCGAAACGGAAATTATCCTATCCGCGCACCGTTGCGCCACTTCTTCTGGCGTAGAGCCTCTATGATCTGTAGTGTGAACCACAACTTTGTAATCTGACGCTACGTCAGCTTTTAGAGTAAACATATTACGCTACATCCCTCCGTAAACGATCATGCCTATATTGGTCCCTAGTTTGAAGACCCTCCCCTAGATTCTTCATCCACTGCAAAGACTCTTGAAAACGCTGGTTGTAGAGGCTCAAAATATCAGCCTCACCTTTCATAAAGGTATAGGCTTCAACTAAGGCGCCGTACAAAAGAGCAAGTTCTGCGTTATCACCTAACCAAGTAGTTCCACTAGCAACCGTGGTTATAGAATCGGGTCTGTAGAAATAATGTAACTCCATCGTAAAGTCGTCGTTAGGAGTGGGGGCCAAAAAGAAAGTAGCCTCGTCCCAATCAGCGTAATACTGAGGCACTCCGGTTGTGGTTGGGTCAGGTGTGTAATCTTGAAGCATAGTGACTTGCTTGTACAACAAGAACTCTTTACTGGAAGAATTTATAACACTCAACGAGTTTTGAGACAGAAAATCAATGGGCTTTTGCAAATAGGCGTTTCCGTTCGACGCAATTCCTTGCGAGGATTTACGAAACACGTCTAATTGGCATTCTTTTAAAATGCGTTCTTCCGCGTTTAAAATAAATCTAGGAAGTTGACTGACAAACGTCGTCTCTGTGCTTTGCACGTAATCTTGTATTGCCGTCTTCAGGGTTGTGTATGTATAAGCCATTTATAGCCCCTTAACTAAGTGATAAACCCGTTACCTAAATCAACAACAGGCAATGCCGGCAGTGTTACAGGACCTGCCGAAGCAGTTCCACCACCCCCTTCAATACCACCCACAGCCGCCGTGCCGCTAGACGCGGTAAATGTGTAGAAATCATCCTTGGTAGCGTCGTCGGTTGGAACGGTTATAGCGTATCCGCTTGAGGACTCTATAACAGCCTCCGTAAAACCATCAAAAGCCTCCGAAGTCCTGAAACGAACCAGATCACCTGTGGATCTACCGTGACCAGGCTCGTTAACGGTTATAACAGCCGAACCGCTTGCGGAAGATTGAAAAGGATTTAATGTGAGTATCACGGCTACGGAAGGCTCCGGAGAATTAGGACGACTAATTCGTAACGCCTGCGGGTCGGACCTGACCCGGCGAGGCTCAATCTGCGGCTGCTTTGATTCGTATTCATCCGGACCCACCAAACTGCCCGTCCACTCCTTCAACATCACCCGCAAGGGATATGCTCTTCCAGAACGATCCGAAATCCCTTTTGCATATTTTCCAGCAGCGTATCGAGACATCTCAAAGACTCATTGATGAAAAACTCGGAACCAAACGAAGACCCACTCTTTCGCTATCTTCTGACGCGGCTCTTTGAAACTCTTCCTCATAAAGAGCCTTTAAAAACTGAACCCTGTCCGGAGACCGCTTGATAGCCATGTAATACGACAATCCCGCTGTCAAACAGGGCAGGAAACGAAAAGGAATGTCCGGAGTGTTCACACCGACATCAGCATCTTGTAGTCGTTTCACACGGTAATAAATCAGTTGATCCGTAGAGTTTTCCGGAGATGGCCACAACGTAATTGTGGGTGTTATCTGACGGTCTATATAGAACTGAGAAGGGCGCCCCTGGGTGGATTTATCTGGTGTATCAAGATAAGCGCCCCTACTTATTCGACTAATACCAATGTCTGATCCGCTTCGGCGTACAACAGCCTCTAAGACATCAACGGTAGCGTTGACATCTGCAAGGCTCGGATTGGCGGCAATAGTGGTCGAGACACCGGAATCGTCGCTTGCGGTGCTTGTTATAGCCTCGCCTGCTGTAAACGAACCGGAAGGTATCGTTATGGTTATAGTAGTTGAACTAGGTTTGGAAATAACCGAAGCCGTTGTACCACTAACCCCTCCAGTGATGGTTCTACCAACAACAAGATCGGTGGAAGCTCCTACGGTAGCTGTTATGGTTCCTATAGGGTACGTGGCTATTGAAGAACTTGTGGAGTACCTAGCGAGAGACTGCGTAATCTCTTCCACAGTCCATAAATTCAGACCCCTGTTGGCCCATTCTGCAAACAAAAGATTTAAGGAACGACGCGCCGTCTTCGCGTCATATCCTGTTCGGAACTCAAGACCACAACGCTCAAAAGCCTCTTCTGTAATTTCGGCCATGTCTAGGTTAAAATCAACCGAACCAGAAGTTGACATAATTAATTCCTATTCAAAAAGAGACAAGCGAACAGCAACAGCAAGTTGACCTAATATTATAATCCCTACACCCCACAAAATCTTGGTGATAAGATCAAGAGACTTCTGAACATGGTGTAGGTCATTTGTTTTTATAGTCAGAATTCTTTCCGAAAGCAGCTGCAATTCACCTTTAATTTTAACTAGGTCAAGTTCATTCTTTCGATCAAGACTATCGGACATTTGACTTAGTACTGTTTTAAGCAGTGAAGCACGATAGAGTACGTATCACCACTGCTATGCCCGACAGTTGTAAGTTGAATGTCTCCTGTGTTGCCACCAGAAGCCGCAACATTAGGAAGACCACTTATGTCGGAATAATCTAGAGTATCTGAATAATCGGCTGGAAGCTCTACCGCGATAACGTCAGTGGTAGCATCCCAAAGAAGTTTGACACTCATCCCAACATTAGAGAACTTAACTTTCTCAATGCGAACACCCGTACAAGCCGTTCCGTCTTGCAAGGACGAAAGTGCGGATACATCTACTTTGACAACAGCAGCCTCTCCGTTTCCGTCGCTTGTATTCGTGCAATAGATAATGGCTTTTTTAGGGCCATCTTCTACGGTAGTTGTTGTTACAGCATCAGCCATGTCCGTATTCTTTCACATTAGTAAAGGGCCGGGAGGTTATCCTCCCGGCCTAAACTTTTAGCCATTATTAAAATCGACGTTCATCCCAGTAATACGAATCCAAAGTTTACCTGCTAAATAAGCGGCGTCTGTAGAGGCCCCTGCAACAAGATAGACGTACTTCTTAGACAAAGCGGCCATCACAGCCCCAGAATCAACAGAGTTATAATAGCCTAAAGTAAGGTCGCCGTTGTTCATCATCTGGGTTGTAGTAGTAGGAGCCGAGCCCCCAGCGGTTGTTCCTGTGGCAGAAATATCTACGTTAATATCTGGATCACCACCCGTTGGAACTTCTACGCAACCAAACTCAAGAAGAATAGGTATGCCATTAACTTCTTTAGTTAGTTCTGCAATGTAAGCATTAGCCTCAGTTCCGTCACCAATAACTCGATCCACCGAACCAGAACCGTCAAAACCGCCTTGAAGGTCAATAAGAATAGAGGTGACAATAGTGCCACCAACCTTATTTACAAAAGTGTTGATGGCTGCGTCTGGAATACCAGAACCATGAGCATTTGGGGTAATTCCAAAAATAGTAGCACCAGTATCCAAACTAGCGTTGTTTGCTCCAGCGGCGGTGGCCGTTCCTGAAAAACCATTCGTATCAACAATGTTGTTGATACCAGAAGTTGCAACAGTTTGAATCTCAAACTGGTTCTGAGTTACTGTACCAGTGGTACTATCTGTTGCAATTTGTTGAAAACCGTTTTGTGAACGGACGGGACCGTTAAATGTAGTAGTCGCCATTTCATATCTCCTTACGAAAGATCGGCCCTAGAGTCTTCGTAAGCGTCTGCTGGGACAGTCGCTAGGGCTATAATTCCCAGAAATAAAGTGGGGGAGAGTTTCCTCTCCCCCGTAGTCTTACGCGCCTTTAGATCCGTACACGCAACGAGGATCAGAGTAACCGTAGCTGTAACGCTCACGGGCTTTGAACCGTACATTGCCTGTATCAAAGTCGCCCTCCATCTTCGTAGACATCGGCATACGTTCAAAGTGAACGAAACCGCGAGGAGCATCCGTCTTAATGAAGAATGCGTCCGTGTCTGTCAGATAGTGGTTAACAACATAACCCTGCGGGAGCATACCCATGTTACGCATTGCGTTAACATCGTTGTCCGCAGAACCTGGACGAAGAGTAGACTCAAGAAGACGATCCGCCACGAACTGAAGTGCGGGAGGAATAATCAACTTTTGTCCACGAACCGAAACTTTAAGGCCGCGCTCATCAACATAAGCTGCAATGTCGATAAGAGCATTCTCAAGGCTGGTTTCGTTCAAGTCAGCATCTGTGCTGGGCTCGTTACGAAGCGATCCATTGTTTACAAGAGGATGGTCAGTAGCACAAAGCTCCTTACCATCACCACCAGCAAACGTGCTATCAAAAGCGTTGTTCAGCGTAGCTGCGCCCTTCACCTGTTTGGTGTTGGCCATGCTGCGTGCCAAAGCTTTCGTATAGCGAGAGGCGAGGCGATCATAAAGATTATCCTCGATTGCTTCTTCCGTAATGGAGAAAGCAAGCGCAATAGTCTCATGCGTGTACCGCGCCGTATACGCTTCTTGTGCATCATCAAAGGTAATTGCTGAACCTTCCTGCTTGACGGGTGCTGACCCGAAGCCTGAAAGCATAACCTCTTCTTCAAAAGCACGTTCCGAAGATTCAGTATCATAAATCTCCGAAGACTCATCGTCATACCGTGCATACTCAAGGCCGAAAAGGGCGTTGAGTCCGGGCTCTAGCTCTTTTGCTAGTTGGGCTCTGCTAATAGCCATTTTTCAATCCTCTCCTATACGCCAGTGGTTGAAACAGTGCCAGCAGCAATGGAACCCGTAGGTGCATTAAAGCTGTTGTTCAACCTGACAATTGCGCCAATTCCAGCAGCTTCGAAGTCCTGATTTTCAGGATCCTCAGTCCAACCCATAACCCGTAAAGTAAGGCTGTTGGTTGTTGCTAGGGTACTGATAGCCAAACGACCCAACGATACACCTGTAGCATCGGTGCCCGTTATACCCGTAGACGTACTAGCATTCAAAAACACACTTGCGCGTGCCGTTGCCTTGCTCGTCCACGAAGCGTCCGTTGCAATAACATACAACTGACTAGGGTCGTCATTGATAAAAGCCTTCACCGGATGGTTACTATCCGCTCCAGATCCAGGCCAGTAGTTACTCCAAGTTGGTTTACCAGTGGTGCTAGAGACATACTCACATCCTTGAAACACACCCAGGGCACTAACAGAACCACCAGCGGCATTAGATGTATGGTCGATATACCCAGAAGCGAGGGGTACGACTATCTGTCCGTGGTAGATTTTGCCAGCGTTGTCTGAGGCAATTTCATATGGAGTATATCCGGTAAGACCAGTGGAATTTGAACCTCCGCCCAACTTACTGATGGGACGCAGGCCAAAGCTTCCATTACTATTAGCCATTTAATTTTCTCCTAGTCCTCGGATTGAGGACCTCCAAAAGTTACACGAGATTGCCTATCAGGATTATTGATAGGCATTGCCGGATGCTGCTCACGAGCTAGGTCGTTATCAACAGCGGCCATTTGATTGCGTGTCATGCCACGAAAATGCTCGTCGCGTTCTTCAACAATCTCAAGCGGAATCCTTGCAAGTAAAAGACCACCTACGCCTATTACACCAGCATGTTTACCATCTTCAACGGTCGGGACCTCAAAGTCTGGGTATTCTTCACCACGTACCAGTTCCCATCCCTCTCGAGATCGTGCTGCTACGTTTTTACGGTCATCAAAACCCATTACTTCAGACCTGATCCACCGATGCTTGTAACCATCTGGCGGCGGCGGCGCGTCCAACATGGACGGGGGCTTCCAAGGTTCTCTGCGTGCTTGCCCTGCACGAGTTTGGTTGGCTCTAGGCGTTCTCGTAGACTTTTCGCGAGATGTGTTCTCAATAGTCATGGTTATTCCCTCACTTCACATATTTTGCGTATTCCTCAAGCGGCACATTTAGCTTCTTAGCTATAGCTACTTGAGAAGAGGTTAACCGCACAGTTTTCCGTCCACTTTTCTTGCGGGATGCAGAAGATTCAGCTGACGCAACTTTTCTTCCCCCGTTAGACCTAGACTTTAAATCAAACTTATTTGGAAATTCAGTTCTAAGTCTACTGTCAAGTTCAGCATAGTAGTCATCTGAACTAGGGTCAAACCCCTCATCCTCTACCAAACGACGATGGATGCCGAAAGCACCATATGTCATAACCTCATCTTGGCCAAACCAGTCATTATCTGACGCCCAACTCTCCGCTTTTGGGTCGGCGGAAGCTTGAGGTGGGGCTGCTTGAGGTGGGATTTCTTGAGGTTGTGGAACTTCGACGGAGCGATCCTGCGGCGATCTACTTTGGGTTTTTTGCAAAGACAAATCAGCCAAAGCCTCTTGAGCCTCAACAAGTTTGTCTACATCTCCAGTTTCATGGGCTTCTCGAAGAACGCGTTTCGCGGTTTCAAGTTCGCTTGAAACTCTTCCTTCGAACTGCTCAATATACCCCTTGTCCAAAGCGTCCATACGAGTTTTTAAGTTCGCATTTTCCTTCTGGATATTCTCCGCGTACTGAATTGCGCTTTGCTTTTGGCGCTCTTCCTCGCGAAAACGTTTGGTGAGCTCGTTAATGCGGCCTTTAACACCCGCGCTATACTCTTCAAGCTCCTCGTTTGAATCTTCCGAAGAGACTTCAACGGAATTATCATCCGAACTAGACTCATCGACTTGATCTGACGAAAGCTTAACATCAACCGAATCTTCTTCGGTGTCTCCTACGTCAATTTTAGTTTCTTCAGGCATGGTTCTTCTCCATGGTTTATGTCTTCTTTCTAAATATGTTTAATGTCATCAGGCTCAAGAATTGTAGCAATAACCTCGTCATCATTAATGACGCGGACCTCGCCTCCTTCAATCTTAAATCGGGCGCCTGCATATCTTCCGATACACACCCAATCGCCTTCACTACACCAACTACGATCTTCAAGGTCGCCAAATTTCGCAGAGTCCTGGTAAGCCAGAGGACCCACCTTCAAGACATAAGCAACCACCGTTGCTAAAGCCTCTCGGTCTCTAACTGCGTCGGGAATAAGAATACCCCCTTCAGTTGCAGCTTTACCCATGTATGGCATCACAAGTAAGCGCCAGCCTGTAGGCTGGGGCAGTCTCTCTTTCAAATTCTTGCTGACAAGAGAGGGGTCGAGCACTTTCTCACTTTTATCTATGTAAGCAGACGATGCGGAATTCTTTAGTGTTTCTTTCTGAGGCTCTACTACGTGGTCTGGAACGTATAAAGTTTTGGTCATTCTTCCTCCGTGGTTTGCAGGAGATCCTTTATCTCCCGTTCAGTAAATTCTAGCCCTTGAAGCTCTCCTGTAAGATGCCTGTAAGACTCCATGTCTTTAGGCGTACCATGTAGAATAGCGTCTTGGGTGAGTTCTATGCGACTTTGTATTGCTCTCAATAATTTGTAAGCAAAGGTCGTTGGGTCGGACATATTTTAGTAAGACCCCTTAAAATTCTTGCCTTTAATAGCACCGCCCTTGGAATACTTGATAGGGCCGCGTTTCTCTTCGGTCATACCACCACGCGTGTAGCCAAGAGTTTCGTCCATCATGCCGCCGCCCATGTAACCGGGCATATCCTGCATCATGCCGCCCATATTACGTAAGACAGTAGTCGGTCCTGAGGTTGCACCTGTCGCACCACTTGAAGAACCTTCATAGGTTTGGCCTCCTGTCACAGCCTCATCTCTACCAGGTTGCTGCTGTTCAATGACGTTGAACCCATCGGTTACTCCATCACCGTCTCTGTCAACGGGAACAACGGTTCCATCAACTGTTTTGGCATACGCCGCCGCTTCAGACTCTTTTGTATAGGTTACACCTGCCGCCATCAGAAAGTCCCCTTTCCACTGTTATCGTTATAAGTAAGACCCTTCACTTGAATGGGAGGAGCGCCCTTGATACGGGCCATACCGCCGTCAGCCATATTCATTTCATAACCGCCCATTCCTGGGGCAGGCATTGGCCGGCGCTTCATGCCACCCATGTTCATGCCTTCGGCATCATTCATATTCTTTGCCTTTTTCATAAGACCACCTGCCTCTTTTTTAGAAACGTCCATCTGTTCGGACATCTGTTCAACCATACCACCGGACCTATATCCAGCTTTCATTTCAGAATACGCCTTATCACTAATCGTACTTTTCGATTTAGAACGAGATGTTCCGGCTTTTTTACGCTTGTTTATATTCTCATATAAAGACATTAGCACTTCCACCTTTTCCTTGCCTGACGAATACGTGAGTTAGGGTCGTTCTTAGTTTTGGCAGAACTTTTCTTCAACTGTCCTGCCGATCTAGCGCAATAACTCTTACGACGCTTGGCAGCCGCGCTGCCCTTCTTAACTTTCCCCGTAACCGCTGTTTTAAGCTTAGACCCCGGATTAGCCTTGCGGTAAGCAGCAACACCCTTCTTCGTCATTCCAGCACCCTTGCTGGTTTTACGATAGTTGGCGCCTTTGCCGCTAGTAGTGCGGCGTATGGGGCTCTGCCTTTTAATAGCCATATTGTTTCACGTGAAACATTACGCCCTCTTCCTAGCCTTTTTCTTTGCCGAAGCCGAAGGCAACTCCGCATAGTGGTAAAGTTTCTTGCTGGCAGTACCGTGTTTAGACCCGCTATGAAGATCGCCATTGGGCATCTTGTGTGTCCCTCCGGGATGTTTGGTTCCATCCTTGAAGTAATGGGTCATGTTTTTGGCCATCAAAAAATCCTTGTTTTTTTGATCTTGAGAAACTCCATAGTTTCTGGAGAAACAGGCTTCCTTTTAGGTTTGGGGGCGTACTTCGGCTTAGCCTTTGGCTTGGCCTCGGCCTTAGCCTTAGCCTTTGGCTTATCAGCAGGTAGTGGTTTAACTTTATTCAAACCTTTTTTCAACTTACCGCGTTTAAGTTCCTTGAGATTTTTAAAAGATTCAGCACCCCTGTTCTCAGCAAGATCATATGCTGTACCTAGTATAACACCTGGGATACTACGCCTAAGAGCGGATTTTGCAGCAGATTTAATAACCTTCTTTCCAGCAGATTTAACAGCCTCTCTGGTTGCTTGATTGAACTGCCCCCTCTTATTTTTATAAGAAGCCGTGCCAGTTGGATTTATTACGGTTCTTCCGGATGTTGATCTTTTGGCCATTAAAAAATCCTTGTTTTTCGCGCCACACCGCCACGAGCCAGCCCCCGTGACAGAGGGGTTTTTGATTCAGGTAAACCTGTTGATTGTTCAACAGAGTCCAGCCGACCTAGCAAATCGTCTTTAGCGTAATAAGCCTCTTTATTATCAGGGTTCTTTTTAAGGACTTTGTCTAACTTTGTAATCTCATTAAGAAGAAGATTCTTCTTGGCAGGGTAATAGCCACTCTTTCCGGATTTAGATTTAAAATCCTTTGAAGAAAGCTTCTTGTTCGCTTTTCTAAAGCTAGTTAAATATGTGTTTTCAGCCATAACTAGTTTCCTCTTCCAGGTGTGCCTTGATTGATCCGCTCACGGTTAACCTCGGCGCGTAGCAGAGCGATATCCTCCTGAGAATCAATCTTGTCAGCGGACATCTGTTCCTTAGCGTCCTCTTTCGCAACGTCAAACAACAGACGCTGATCAAATTCAGCAGCCTTGCGCTCCAAGTCTGCCGCCTTGATATCAAGTTCCTTGGACCGAAGCTCAACCAAGGGGTCTACTTCACCCTCTGGCGGTGGCATAAGAGCCGCCATAACTTCTTCGGTGTACTGAGCTATAAGTTCAGCGACCTTGGACTCTAAATCTACTTGGGGCGGCTGCTGGCCCATTTGCATAGCCTCCTCCATCATAGCTCGCATCTGAGCGTCAACAACGCCACGAGCCTTAAACGCAATGTGCTCGCATAAATGCGCTTGCAGTAAGGCAAAAACGGGAGGTGAAGACGCTGCAATAGGCGTTTTCATAAATATAATGTGCGCCGTCATATGAGCGTCATGGTCTTGCGTTGGGAAAGCCTGCAAAGCCTCTTGAATAATAGACTTTGCATTCTCAATTGCGGGGTCAGTCGGCTGCGGCGGCTGGGGAGTAGGAAGCAGGGCTTCAATGTTCGTGACACCTATTGCCTGATAAA